CACCAGAGAAGCCAGTATCTGCTTCGTTGTAGAAAGTTTCTGCGCCTGCTTGTGAAGTTACACGCGAACGCATTGCGAAGATCAAGCCTGTTGGACCTGTCATTGGCTGAACACCAGCAATGTCATATGCGATTAGGTTTGGCATCGCACGACGTACTAGTGAAATAAGAACAGGGTCATAGCCTGCTGTTGGACCAGCCGCTGTGGATGTGCCGCCGAAGCCGCCTGTACCCGCATCGTTAGCCGCAGTTTCTGCCAAGAAACCAGACATGTTAGCAGACGTATCGCCTGATTCCATGAGTGCTTTCTCTGTGTTTTCAAGAATAGTAGCAGTTACGCTTTTCTTGTGGTTGTCTGTAATTGGTGCGAAAGATGCGTGTTCCAAAACTGGACCCCATTTTTCTACCAGTTGCTGATAGTTTGACTGAGTCATATGATTCTATCTCCTTGTTTGTATTGTCTGAGTTTATTTATAATAATTAGATTTTCATCTGGGGTTAAGATTTTGATGGCATTCTGTCGAAGCCTTCAAGAAGTGCGTTGATATTGCTATACTGAGATTTCGGTTGTTTAACTTCAGTCCCTTCAACAATGATTTCTTCTTCTTCTGCTACTTCTTCTACCAAAGGCTTGCTCTTAGCAAAGAACGATTCTTTTAGTGTTGAAAGATCAGATTTATAAGCTTCGATATCATCGAAAGCTAGTTTTTCTGAAAGAACCTTTAGGCGCTCAACTTGTGTAAGTGTAAGACCTTCAGTCATTTCTTCAAAAGCCGCGTTTGCTTTCAATGAAGCGATCTCTTTTGCAAGAGTTACGTTTTCAGTGATTGCTTTGTTTGCATCAGCTTTAAGACCTTCAACTTCTTCTTCCAAGCCTTTTACTACGTCAACAGTATCTTCGTTGATTTCGATGTTATGCTCTTCGAACAATGTTGCAAGTCCGTCCATTAACGACTCAGCCATCTCTACTTTAATACCAGCTTCGATTGCCAATTCATTTTCTTTCATCCACTCTTCTACAACGTAGTCAAGATATGAATCAAGATTTTCTACAACGTTATCGATAGATGCGTCAGATGCTTCTTTCATAGAAATTGCAAGAGCTTCTGTTTTTTCTGCAATGATAGCGTCTGATCTTTTGATAGATGCTTCGTTTACAGCCGCTTCAAATACTACAGTAACTTTGCTTGTAAAGTCTTCAGACAAATCCATGCCTTCAAACATAGCCGCAATGCCAGCTTCATATTCGATAACTTCTTCTGCAACAACTTCTACAGCTTCATCTTCAACTTCAACTGCTTCTTCTGCTACTGGTGCAGGTGCAACTTTTTCAGCCTTTGGATCGACTTTCTTAGCTACGTCTGCTTTTTTCTTTTTAATTGCGCCGCCTTCTGGTGTCGCTGGGTCTTCAACAGTTGAAACCCCATCGTCAGATACGAACTTTTCTTCTAGGTCGTGAGACATATGTTCTACTCCTTTATTTGGATACTTATATTACTATTATTTATAATTTTGTTACTTTTCATTTTTTCAAAGACTGAACAAATCGCTCAAACAACTGTTTAGCTGTAGCTTCGTCAACACGACGAACAACACGATTTACTTGCTTCTCTACCACTTCCTGTATTTCTTCAATCACTTGCTCAATAGGTGCTTGCGCAATCCAATTACCAGCAGCGATATCGTAATAATATTCAGCGTTTTCCATGATGCCGTTAACAAAACAATTCGGACCTGATGGGTCTGTTACAATGTCAACCGTTGCTAGGTGGAAATCATTCTGTACTTCCATAATCCCATCTTTGGTTGGCTTAACTGAACCCAAACCACGAGTAGACACACCAATTGTGACACCCTCATCCATGAAAGTTTTGACGATTTCGCCCATTGGAGTACCAAGAATTTTGGCTTTACCAATGAAGTTCGAACCCTCACGTTTCATGTCGGTAATTAAGTGAGAGACGCGATCACCGTTGATGGTCGGACCATCTGGATGACCAAGTTCGCCCAAGGCACGTTTAGTTTCAATAAAGTCTTTATTGTAACGTACCATCTCACTTTCAAGTATCTGTGCAGGATAGATTCGACCATTACGGTTTTTAATATCACCTTGCATGAAGATACCTTCAACGAAATAGGATTTTTTTCCTGTTTCTTCGTTAATTTCGGTTGCTACGTTGCAATCCTCTACTACTTCTGTAATCAATCTCATATTACTATTCCCTTAAAAACTTATTTATATTCTTGCATCATAATAGTTTTTGGATAGCTCACCACGTTCTGTGGTTTCGCCTTTCTTTCTAACTTTAACGTATGTGTATTGGGTATTTCCTCCTGGGGGTGTAAATGTTCTCACCCCAGAAGCAGTTGTACCATTAGCATCAGTGTATGTATCACTAGCAGTTGCGGCATTATCGAATTGCCAAATTGCTGGTGTACCTGATCCCGGAACATCTACCCAAGCCACTTATACGTCTCCATGATATTTATAATCACTCATGACTATCCCTAGCGAACCCAAGAATTTCCATGTAACCTTTTTTGTCTCTCATAGCAGTGTCTGTCATCTTCTTGACGTTAGGCTTGCTAAGTTGTTTCATCAAATCGTTCAGCATAGTAGCATCGTCTTTTTTGACCATTACTTGCTTGCCATCTTTTAACTTAAGACCACCAGCTTTGAAAGCTTCAGACAAAACTTCTTCTGTTACTTCAACAGATTCTCTGCGCATTGAAGCCAAAGATTTTTGTGTAGAAGTCATTGCGCGTACTGGTTTCTTACGTCCAGTCTTAGTGCGCCCCATAGCTTTATTATGCTCTGCATCTTTTGCACGTTGAATTGCAATAGAGTCACCAGTCATCTTAGGTGCGCCTTTTCTACGAGGTGCTTCGTCAAGTACAGCTTCATCCAAGTCTTCTTTGTACATGTTCAACTCATAGCTTTTGCCAGTGTTGTATACTTGTACTTGAATAGCTTTTTTGCCGCTTTTGTCTGTCAAACGATAAGAGTTTGTCTTACCTGTGCTTGGCTTTTTCGGACCCATTGCAACCTTATCATCAATCTCTGATGGGTCAACAATTACACCAAGGTTTTTCTTGGCGTGATCATATGCTGTTTTCATAGCACCTGAGAAATCTTTGTGGTATAGTTCGTAATTAGAATTCTTGCCTTCGCTACGCATACGTGGCTCACGACGATTATCACTTGGATTTTCGATACGTAAGTTTGCAGGATCATTGTTCAATGGGTTATTATCCGCATGTCCAACGTCCATACCGTCAACGTCATTCTCTTTAGCCATAATTCTACGTGCTTTGTTTCTTGAAGAACGGTTTGCAATTTGCTCTGGTTTACTATGGTAATTAGCATACTCTTTAGCGTAGTTGCGTTCATCAAGTTCTACTGTCACAGATTCTTTAACTAGACCAGTCATAGAAGCCGCCATGTCACCCAATGCCAAGGAGATGTTACCATTACGGTTGTATAGGAAGAACTTACCGCCCTTACCATCTTCTCTTTTCATTGTGATCTTGCCAACTTTAGCTTTACCAACAATATTTTTTGTTCCTACAACAAATGTAGCTTTATTACCTTTTTTAATTCCTGAGTCGTAACTAATAGTGAGCTTGTCGCCCTTCTTAGTTTGATCCCACATCTTTTGATCCATGACCGCTTCGTCAAGAACTACAATATTTTCTACAATTTGCTTAAACGTTTTCATATCATTTTACCCATTAATCTCTTTGGCTTTTACGCCTTGCATGATGAGGGTAGTGGCGGCTGTTGTTGAAAGCCATTTGATGTCGGCACGAGCGATTGCAATCAACTCTTCTTTGCTACGACCTTTCAAAACTGCACTCATTTTATTTGCCATGTCCATAGGAACACGATCAGGCATACTTGCATACGCTTTTTTCAACTGTTCGATTTGCTTAGGGCTGAAACCTTCATCAAGTTCAACTTCTTCGTTTACCTTGATAAAGTTTTTAGATGGCTTGCCACCTTTTTTTACCATGTCAATTTTGTATTTGCCCGATTTCAAACCAGCAACACCAGTATCTTGCCAAGAGTTGTCATTTTGTTTACTAAGGAACGCACCCATTGCATTTGTATCTTTAAATGCCTTTACTTGTACTCTATTAGAAATCATTTTTCCTGGTGCTTTTGGCATATCTTTGTAAACAGATGCAGATGCTTCATCAAGTTCAACTTCTTCATTCTTGTCCCAAGGTGCTTTCTTCAATGATACTTTTGCTTTACCACTTTTAGAAGTCGCAGATGCTTTTGACAATGCCGCCGCTTTAGCCATTTTGCTTTCTTCGATTCTTGCAATACGTCTAGCAATTGCTTCTTCAGCAAAAGAAGGTCCTGCATATTCGAAAGCATCATCATAGGCAGTGTCGTAATTAGCGTCACCCTCTTGATCAGCGATCCTTTTAGCTTTTTCTCTTGGTAGATCGTCAGCACCAATTGCACCAGTAAACTGGTGGTCAAGTGCTACTGGATGAGGCATAGTCTCATACGAGTGCATATCTTTAAAAGCACGTTCTTCTTCTGGCTTTGGTTGTGCAACCTCACCTAAAACTTGTCTAAAGGACTTCATTTCTGTTCTCCTACTGGATTCTTTAGTATTATTTATGTAAATTTAACACTTGTGTTAAATATTATTCTTGTTCATCGTCTTGAGGTGGTGCTTCTTGTTGTTGGGGAGCCATATCCTCACCATCTTCGCTTGGAGCATCCTTAGCCTCTTGCTCGATTTGTTCTTTCATTTCTTTCATTTCTTCGTCAGACATACGAAGCACATTACGTAGTACCCACTCTCTTGAGTAGTATGTACCAACATGTTCTTCAACTTCACGCAAAGTAGTAAGTCTTTCTCTTGCGATTTCAGCTTCTTTCAACTCTGTAAAGTAGTTGTCTTGTACGAAGTCATAACGAACAGTGTTTTTGATTTCTGCAAATTCTTCTGGTGTCATGATACCCTTAAGTACCAATTGCTTTTCCAAAATCTGTGTGAACAATGAGGAAAAACGACTTCTCAGACGTCTTACAAATTTACTAAACTTCAATTCGTCACGAGTAATTTCAGAAACACGTCCAAACGAAGCCATAGTCTCAGGCTCAAGTCTTGACAACGGAACCTTAAGAGATTTATACAACTTACGTTGGAAGTATAGCATATTCTCATCTGAACTTAATGCGGCACTTGAACCACCTGGCATCGTATCAACTTCAGTTGATCTCTCACCACCACGACGTGGGAACCAGAAATCTTCTGTCATTGTCATCATTTTACGTGCATCGCTGATTTCACCAGTAGAAGAGTCGTATTGCAACTTATTCTTGTGGCGAGTCATCATATCTCTTAGATACTGCTCAGCTTTCGATTTAGGTAGGTTGCCAACGTCAATATAAAAAATTCTTCTCTCAGGAGCGCGTGTAAGAGTATAAATGACTGTCGCATCTTCAAGCATCCTTAACTGATTGAGTGGTTTGATTGATGGGTGTAAGAAAGACAGCACCAATGAATTATTCTCAGTCATCATTCCTGATGTTACTCTAGCAATAGAGTCTTTAGCAATTTTATAACCCTGTGTGCCACCTTGCGCACCAGATGCGTTTTGGGCGAAGCCACTTTCAGAATACATGTAGTATTCATTCTTGATCTTCTTTACAGGAATTCCACTATGTGGGTCTTTTTCTTTTTTGTCTACTTCACGAATAAGCTTGAGTTTGCGAGGATCAACGTAGCGTAGCTCACGGATGCCATCTTTCAAGTTTTCGTTGTCGATAATTACGTGGTAGTTAATTCTTCCATCCACATAAAACTTACTAAAAGTATCGTAACCATTGTTAGAAAAATCGAGAAGCGAGAGTACGTTCTCGAACTCTTCGATAACTTTATTCTTTACCTTATCAGGCATGTTTGTATCGTCAAGGATTACCTCAACAACTTTGTCATCAGTATCAATACTAATTGCTTCGTTGATAATTTCAT